AGTCCTTGCAGCGCAGCGGGCAGCACTACACGAGCCGCCGCCACAGGCAGCACCGAGCCAGAAGGGCTGCGGAAGCTGTCCGGCGTTGCGCACCATATTGACAATGACGGCAAAATGGTCGATTTTGTTAAGGCCAACAAAATCGCAGACCATTTTCGTGATGTCCCGAAATTGTTCTTGTGCGGCGTACATCCCGGTGGCGTCACCGAGATGACGGTATGTAGTGCTTGCCATGATATCCTCCTTATTGCTTTTGCAGGGCTGCTCTTGCCCGGTCAAAGAAAAACTGGATGACCTTGCTCATGGTCTCTTCGGTGATTGCCCACGAGACAAGCCTGCCCCACCGGCTGTTGTCCAGATAGTGGCGCAGCATCTTGACACACCACGACTTGCGCTCTGCGCCGCGCTTGGTGCCCTGAATCTCACGCTCTGCCTGGTCGATCAGGTCAAGCACAAGCGTCCTGACCGCCGCGCCGTAGCCCAGACGGATAAGCCCCAGCACAAGCGACACAGTGCCCACAACGATGAGCACCAGCGCCAGCCACGCGGGCAACGGGGTGAGAATTGTGTTAAGAATGGTTTCCATGTGTTACTCTCCTCTCTCTTTTTCGAGGTCTTCGATGCGGTGGTTTGCAACCTTGATTTGTTCTTCCAGCACCGGGATGCGCTGGGCAAAGTTGTTGTGCGCCCGCACTTCGCGGGTCAGCTCTTCCAGCTTGGTTTCGGTAACAGCCTGCTGCTTGTCCAGCTTGGCGTCCATGCTCTGTGCGGTGCGGTTGTTGGAGACGATCGCGCCGATCAGGCTCAGACCGCCGGTGATGATCGCTACGATGATTGATTCGCTCATTTGCCCTCCCGAAGACGGGTCAGACCCTTCTTTGCGATGATTTTAGCGTAGTCCTTGTAGGGCACAGACAAGTCCACGCCGGAAATCTTGCCCGGTATCGCGTCCACAACACCGGGAATCTTGCCCTTGCTGGTGTACTGCCACAAGCCGAACGGCCAGCCCGGTTCAGGCTTCTTGCTGCGGTAGGCTGCCAGCCACACGTCATAAGGCTTGAGTGCAGCGCCGGTCATGTACAGGTTATCACGGCCAAAGTACAGCCCGGTGTACAGCATGGCGTAAAAGCCCCAGCGCTCCACAGTGCCCAGCGCATGGGCGGCAATGTCCGTCAGGGTCTGCTTGTCGAGCGGTGCTTGCACATACTTGTCCTCAATGTCCACCGCAACGGGCAGCTGCACGGTTTTGCCGGTCAGCACCTTGCGCAGCAGGGCAAGTTCTGCGTCAGCCTCTGCTGTGTTGACCGCTTTGCAGTAGTAGTACGCGCCGCAGGGGATGCCCAGCCGCTGGCACTCGGCGTAGTTGCGCTCAAAGTCGGGGTCGATGTACGGCTCACTGGGATTGTCCTCTGCGCTGTTGCCCAGAGCCCGCAGCATCACGCCGGAGACAAGGCCGCTTGTCTTTACCTTGACCCAGTCGATGTTACCCTGCCAGCGGGAAACGTCCATGATAGGTCTCATACTCTGCTCCTTAATACTTTTCGCCGGTAATCTCTTCATACTCTTCTGCGGTCAGGCGCTGGGGCTTGCGCTGCACAAGGATGCGCAGCATGGCCTTAGACCAGCGGCCCGCCTCGTACTCGTCTTTCGCTTTGCCGAAGATCGCGCTGTGCTTATCACTCATGGCTCATGCCCTCCTTGTCTGCAGCCTCGTCCTCAATGGGCACATCGGCCAGAATGCACAGGAAGTCCACCATAGACGCGATCTGTGCCAAATCCGCGTCCCGGTTTTCGTTTTCGGCGGCGGTCTTGATGTCGCCAGTGTTGTGAACAATTTTCATGTAGTTATCCCCTCCAGCAGAGTTTTAACGTATTGATCCATGCGCTGCAGCAGCTGCTGCGAGTTGCCTTTAGCGGCATGGGCTTTCCATGATCCATACTGCTCATACAGGGCAGATGCCGGTTTCTCTCCTGCCTTGATGAGCTGGGCAAGCCGAAACAGGCGCTTGCGCTCGGCCTTGACATTCTGCGGGTCAACGGTCATAACGACCTTGCCCGCCGGGGTCAAGCGGTAGATGAAACCTAGAAAACGGAATCCATCCTTTAGCCTGACGATCTTGGTCTTGGTCGGGTGCAGCTCCATGCCATCGGCAGCGTACCGGGCGCGGATCGCCTCCCGCCACTCCTCAAGCCGTGCCTTGTCGTGGTGGATGATGAGGCTATCATCCATAAAACGGACGTACTTTTTCGCCCGCAGGCGCTCCTTGATGTAGTGATCTATGGGGTCGGGCACCGAGATCCCGGCAAGCTGCACCATCTGGCTGCCCGGATTATAACCGGCCTCGCCGGTATATTGACGATCCAGCACCTCACGCACGCGGTTATGCACACTTGGCGGCAGATGCCGCTCAAAGCAGCGGTTTGCCACGTCATGGGGCATCGTGTCGTAATAGTGCCGGATATCTACCAACAGCACATAGCCATCAGCGCCGTGCTGCCGGTATTCGCGCTCCATCATGAGCTTGACCTGCTTGCGCGCCCAGTCGGTACCTTTGCCGGTCTGACAGGCCGCGTTTTGCCGGATGAAGCTCCGTGTCATTGCTGGATAAACAGCATTGTCGTTGAGAGAGCGCTGGTATACCCTATCCCGAAAGCCATTCGCAACCGCTGTGCGGGGCTTGGGATAGGTGATTCTAACTTTGATTGTTGGCCGTGCCTTGTATGTACCTGTCGCGAGCTCCTTTTGGAGTTTCAGGATCTCGTCCATCCGAAACAGGTGAAACCGTCCAACGCTTGCCTTGCGGCACACGCCTTTGGCGCACTTGCCCTCGGAATTATACAGGGCATCGAACCCGATTATTATTTCTTCTTCTTGCACTGATTTTTTCAGCTCTCCTCGCAAGGATCTGCCGGGTGATAGCGGTCAACACCCCGCAGGGTGGCCACGTCCGGCTGATATTGTTCGTCTGCCAGAGGACAGACATGGCACTCGGCTCCTTGCACGGCAGTTTTTGCCCGGCCTCTGCTATGCAGGGGCTTTTGTGGGCGTGCTGCCGTCCAATCCGGGGCGCAGCGATTCGCGTTGATCGCGTTCCAGTTGTTGACGTTGCCGCTGGAGTTCACGTTGAAGGCATTGTTGCCGTTGCCACGATTCGCAGAGCGCAGCCGCACATTGCGGCCCATTAGCCTACAGCCATTTTTATGTCAAAGCGCTTTTGCACGCTTTGCATCACTCTCGTGCCAGTCCCGGCAACGCTGCCGGATATCGCGCACAGTGTTGCCCCAGAAAGAGCACCGTTTGCCAGAAAGGTGGTAGCTGGCTTTTGCCATGTCTATCTCCGCCAAAAGGACGGTGCACAGCCGGACGGCGTGCCTTTGAAGCTTAAAGCGCTCCTCTCTTTCGTTCGGCTTGTCCAGCCGGAGGTCGTTTGCTCCGAAGAT